ACGTTATAAAGCCTATCGTTTTACCAGCAGTTAAACAGAGAATTAGTCAGACAAGACTTGATGAGTTTTCTATGATTGGGCTAGGTAAAAATGTACGGTATGAGCTTAACGGAATCGGAGAAATGGAAGACTTGATTTTCAACTATTTCTTGGACGAAAAAGGCGAAACTTTCAAGCGTACAACATGGGAAAGAAACCCTAAGAATAACAAGATTATTTTAGAGGGGGTAGTAAGCAATGGAATTTGATTCTTATATAGATTGGTACAACAATTTACTTACAATGCCTTTAAATGACGTTATTTTAGGCGTTAAGGACACGATAGAAGACAAGACGGTATATTTATCACTTAGTGATTCAAAGGTGCTTAAAATGGATAATACGAGCTTTGTCATGGGCTACTATTATCAAGTTGTTTTATCTGTTAAAGACGTTGACGATGAACTTGTCGGACTAGTCGGAGATGTTTTACAAAACGGCTGGAATATGACAAATTGGTCTGAAAATAGCCATTTGTACAACTACACTGGTACTGTTTATTTGCCTTGTGGTGCAGGTGGTCAAGCATGGCAATGAATTTACTTAATGCATCAACCATAGCTAAAGAAATGCAAACTAAAGTAACGGAACGCATGGGCGATTGGTTTGAAGCTGAATTTAAGGCGAAAGCGAATAGTGCAAGTCGAAGAACTAGATTAATCAGAAGCCACGGTCACACCTATACTTATGCCAGATATCAAAATACTGGGCAATTGTCAAGAAACTTAAAGCAAGTTAAAAAAGGCGATAAAGTAGTAGTAAACGCAGGGACTAGAGCTAATTATACTAGTGGTTATCATGGTATGTACTTCTTAGTTGAGGAAAAAGGTATGCAAGACGTCAAAACAACATTGAAAAAAGGCGCTAATTATGCTAATTCAATGAAATTATAAAAGTAGAAAGTGGTTTAATTACATTTGATTGAAATTAACAATAATGGTATTTTTTAATGAGTTTAGATAATTTTAGAAATAGAGCGATTGTATGGGATACGGTCAATAAAGACTTCCCACAACCAATTCAAATAACGCAAGGTGACGTCAACGCTAGAACATTGTCAGTTAAAATACTTGATAATGGAGGCGAAATTGATTTGACTGGCCATTCATTAAAACTTACATATCAATATACTAATAGCAGTAATTCCGGCTTTGTTATGATTCCTCCTGAAAACTTAACTAAAGGAGAGTTTATTTTGGTAATTCCTACCGAAATGACAAAACCTGGAGTTATTGAAGCGAACTTGATTCTTCTTAATGAAGATAAAGAGCAAGCTATCGTCAGTAAGAATTTAACATTTATATCAGATAATTCCACAGTTACAGATTTAGCTCAAGAAGTAAATAATAAGATTGATGATTTTACAAAATTATTATTGGAAAATATGCCACAAGTAATGCGTAGTGAGTTGAATGATTTACATGCTCAAACTGAATCAAACAAGAGCAATATTGAGCTTAAAGCAAATTTAGCTGATATGACTAGCTTACAAAGTGCAATGACAGAGCTTAAAAACGAAGTAGAAGCATTTGGTATTAGTCCTGAAAATTTAGTTACTATAAAATCGCTATTAGACGCAATTGCAAGCAATGCAAGTGAATCGGAAGTTGTTGAACTAATAAATTCAGTAAAGGCTTTAACAAGTAATATTTCTCTTATGAGTAACGGAGATTACTCTCCTAAGGCTAATCAAACGGATTTAGAAAGTTTACAGCATACTGTTAATGACCATTCGGCGACTATTTCAACAAAAGCCAATCAAACGGATTTAGACAACTTACAAGCTACTGTTGATAAACAAGGTGTTGCAATTTCAACAAAAGCTGAACAATCAGAGTTATCAATCACAAATAAAAATGTAACAACTGCTCAAGAAACAGCAAAACAAGCTGAAAGTGAAGCCAAAAATGCAATGGCAAAGGCTATCGAAGCACAAGCGAACAGTTTACCACTTAATGGCAACGCGGTAAGTGCAAGCAAACTGGCAACACCTAGAAAACTCGGAGTAAATCTTCAATCTTCATCATTTCAAGAATTTGACGGGACTGCTGATGCAACTAATATTGGAGTTTCAGGTGTGCTCCCAATCGCAAATGGAGGCACGTCAACAAATGACGGAGTTATAAATACAATAGCCTACGCTAACAGCGCAGACGGTACGGACGACTTCACGACAGTTTATCCGAATTTGAACTTGTTAGTTAATAGTTCAGCCAAAACCAAAGATGGGTTCTTCAAAAACTTCGACAAAGTAGAAGATGGATATGGCGAAGTTACAATGAAAGGAACTAATACATCGGATGTTAGAGACCTTTCGGATGGCTTCTTGCTTAAACCTAGGGACTACAAACCAGGCGATAAATATACAATTAGTGTAGATATCATGTTTACAAGTTGGAATCTTCCTGCTGGAACGACTCTTACAGAATTTTGGTTTGGTCAGCGGTACCTTGATCCGATATGGAGAACAATATGTTCTATTGATTTGCCTAAAGACCCTAGTCGAATGATGAATAAGTGGATAAGAATAACACAAACTTCAACGATACCTCCTTATCAAGACCCGTCCGTAAATACTCAAGCAGTCTTTCAGGCTCAATTTTCTGGTGTAAGTGGTGGTAGTTTCACGGTTAGAGTTAGAAAACCAAAACAAGAACCAGGTTCAATTGCTACTCCTTGGATGCCAAATAAAAATGAAGTCACAATAAATGATTATCCAAAGTATGTAGGGTTTAGTAATATCATTAAACCTAATAAGAAAAGTTCTGATTACAAATGGCTACCAATGTGGTTAGCATCAATTGATAGGGCTACTGGCCTACTTAAGCCTGCGGTCATGGGTATAGATTATGCTCAAGCTCACCCAGTTGGCTCGGTAGTAACAAATAGCTCAAATTCATCGTCTGGTTACACTACTGGCACATGGGAAAATATCGGTTCAACAGTAATTGGTTCAACAACAGTTTATTATTGGAAACGTACTACATAAAAATATAAAAAGGAAAATAAAAAATGAAATTAGATTACAACTCGCGTGAGATTTTCTTTGGTAATGAAGCTCTAATCGTAGCTGATATGGCCAAGGGAAGCAACGGAAAACCAGAGTTCACTAACCATAAAATTGTAACTGGTTTAGTATCAGTTGGTTCAATGGAAGACCAAGCGGAAACTAATAGCTATCCAGCTGATGACGTACCAGACCATGGAGTTAAAAAAGGTGCTACCTTACTTCAAGGCGAAATGGTATTTATTCAAACAGACCAAGCACTTAAAGAAGATATTTTAGGTCAACAAAGAACCGCAAATGGTTTGGGTTGGTCTCCAACTGGTAATTGGAAAACGAAATGCGTTCAGTATCTTATTAAAGGGCGCAAACGTGATAAAGTTACAGGAGAATTTATTGACGGTTATCGTGTAGTCGTTTATCCAAATTTGAGACCAACAGCAGAAGCTACAAAAGAATCAGAAACAGATTCAGTAGACGGTGTAGACCCTATCCAATGGACTTTGGCAGTTCAAGCAGCTGATTCAGATATTTATTTGAATGGCGGTAAAAAAGTTCCTGCTATTGAATACGAAATTTGGGGAGAACAAGCAAAAGATTTTGCAAAGAAAATGGAAAGTGGACTGTTCATCATGCAACCTGATACGGAACTTGCTGGTGCTGTTACGTTAGTTGCTCCAGTTATTGAAAATGTCCAAACAAAAATCAAAGGGCATAATGACGGAACGATTCTTTTACCAGCTACTTTGAAAAACTCTAAAGGGCAAGACGTAAAAGTAACAGCAGTAATTAAAGATGTAAAAGGAAATGTTGCGACAAACAATGGACTTTATCCTGGCGTTTATATCGTTACATTCTCCGCAGAGGGTTATGCAGATGTTTCGGTAGGAGTTTCTGTAACTGTGCCCAGCGGGGCTAACCACGTAGCCTTTTCATATAGCGCAGACGGTAAAGATAGATTCATGACCGTTTACCCTAACTTGAACTTGTTAGATGGAACTGCTTTTAAGAATTATAAACTAAAAACAGAAGAACATCTTAGTGCGACAGTAAAAGCTGGGGGAGTGTTTAATAAAAATTACGTCAGCGCGTCATACGATAACCCAGAACCAAACAGCTATTCAGACATACTTGTTTGGACAAAAAATAAAGAATACTTTAAGCCGTCAACAACTTATACTTTTAGTTTTTTTGCCAAAGGAAAAGGAACTATTAAGACTTTTATTCACCCTTCTCTGATTGACGCTTCAAATAATAATAGCTACATTGACGATAAATTAACAAAACTTAATGAAAACGGTGAATATACTTGGGCACTTACTAATGAATGGGCTTTACATACATATACGTTTACCACTAAAAGTAGTATAACTGAGGATCAATATATCATATTTAGACTATTAACAGGAAATAATGCTGATATATGTGTCCCTAAAGTTGAACAAGGCGAAATCTACACTCCTTGGATGCCTTCATTTAGTGAAGCAACAGACGAAGATTATCCAAGATATATCGGAATATATACTGACAATAATTCCAACGAGCAAAGCACAGACCCAGAAAAATATACTTGGAAAAAATATAATAATTAAAGGAATATAAAACAAAATGGCAAAACAATTGAGTACAGCACGTAAATTTAAAATGATTACAGGGAAAGACCTTTTCCAACAACAAAAGGCAATGGATACAGAACTTAAAAAAGAAGACGGAGAAATTACTGATGTAATGGAATTCGTTCAATATGGTCTATACTTAGCTCTTTTTCAAGATAATATTGTAAAAGCTAAAAGTGACTTTTCAGACTTTCGTTCTAGCTTTGAGTTCGATACTGACGGTAAAGGACTTAAAGAACTTGTCGAAATGTGGCAGAAAGAAATTTAATGAGCTGAAAGGACTGTAAATGATTTTAAAACATGCAATTAGATACTTAGAACTTACTGGTTCAGACTTTATTACAGATTTGAAAGACTTTGCAGACCTACAAAATTCTTTTGTCGCTGGTTATATTCCTGATGACTTTACAGAGCAAATGGAGAGCTTTACAGACAAGTTATTGATACTTTGGGTAGATTGTAACGGAGGAATGCAAAACGCCTTAGATGATAAAACAGAGCTTCCTACAACTAACGAGTTAATCAATATCTTCTGTAAAACTGTTTTTATTAAAGAAAAAGAGGAAATGGAAGACGATACAGTCTTCTTTTCTTCTAGTTCATTGATTAAGAAAAAGAAAGATACTGTAAGGGAAAATAAAACCTTAGAACTTTTGACTGTTCTAGGCAATAATGAAATTGATATAACACAGTTCATGGAAATGGAACTAGAACTTGTTTATAAAATAATCGAACTTATTGCAGAGAAGAAGAAAGAGGAAAAAGAAAAAGAGAAAAGGCGCAA